TCAAGGACTATGCGCTCTTGGGGGACGACATTATGATTGCAAACCATAAGGTCGCCTCCAAGTATAGATGGCTCTGCCAACAGGTGGGAGTCGACATATCGTTGGCGAAATCAATGGCGTCTAATCAACGCAGCTTTGAGTTCGCAAAACGGGTCTTCTTCCGAGGTGAGGACGTGTCAGGGTTTCCCTGGAAGCTTTGGCGGGTAGCCCAGCGAGAGCTGTCAGCTACCTTAGCCTTAGCCCAAAGGGTCTCCTTGTCGTGCCCAGGCCTCAAAGCCTCTGGCCTAGTCAAAGCATTAGGGGGGGGGATGAAGGCCGCATCTAGGGTCTTTTCCGGTTGGAGGAGAATTCCAAAGACCGTTAAGGCTCTATTTGTGATCTTGACCCACCCCCAGTCGCAATCCTTCCTTTCAAAACCTTCGTGGTTAGATTGGTTGATGGACAAAGGACCTGTGTCCTCGCACACGTACAAACCAGATACAAGTATCTGGCTTGTGCCTTGGATGTCAGGGTTCCGAGAGGAATACCTGAATCCGGCTCTAGAATTCCTAGAGGATGAGCGAGACGCAGAGTTCTTTCCTCCTGATATCGAAGAAGGCGACATAACGGAAAGACATGTCCCGGGGACGAGTGTCAAAGGGGTTAACGCCCCAATGATGCGCGTTTACCGGGAGTACCTGGGTGGTCACTGGATCCAACGCCCTGTTGAAATCCAGATCTCCATCCGGCGGTCAGAGAAGTTACGCGCCTTGGACGATTCGGTTGCGAAGACCCAAGCCACCCTAAACCACTTGCAAAAGCTCTCCATCTCGCTACAAGCAAGAAACGTGTCGGCTATCTTTAATCAGATGATGACACGCCTGGAGTCGTTGATCTCCGCAATTCCTAGACCTTTGGCTGCCCTTCAGTGGGCAGAGCCTGAGGGGGAAGAGCGTCGATCAGCGAGCCAGCTCTTTAACTTGTGGGAGCGCTGGAGACTTCGAGTCCATCGGTCCCGCAGCCTCGCTCCGACCATTCCTGCGAAGGAAGCGAAGGAGAGAGCCGCGGGAGTCGGTTTCACGACCGATTTCGATTAACGCAACTCCATTGTAGATGATACAATTGAGAGAGTTGCTTACCGGTCTCTGCCTTCGGGCGGATTCCTGGGGGCATCTTGAATACGTGGAGCTTGCGTTTCTTGATTCGTTGGGCAAAGGTGGAAAATCCTTGCACTAGGTCTAAATGAGAGTTGATAGTTCTCATCACCCGTTGAGGGGCGACTTAAATCTCTTCAACCTCGTTTAAGGAACCTCGGCTTCGGCTGAGTCATCCTTTTTGCGAGTAACTAGAAGTGTGCGATCTTAG